AATTTACCAGCAAATCCCATTCCAGGTTCATGATACAATGCATCTACTTCCCAACCCTCTGAGAACAGATATTCATAAAGAGCAATTGGTGGAGACCATGCAGTATCAAAGTGAAGTAACATAGTGTGTTCGTCGTCACGTTCTGAATCATTGACTGTTATATCCCACTTAGTTCCCCAGTTATCGCAATTCCAACCATACCAGTTATCTTCTTCAGACGCTGGACGTGGACATAGATGTTGAAACACTTCTGCCTTTGGATCCTTTAGAATTTCTTCTAATGCATCAAGTTTTGTTGGATCACTATTTCTTAACGTAACACTGTTGTAACACCAATTTGGCATAATATACTCCTCAAGTCATAAACTGTTTAAACAAACTAACTACATCATCAATCTTCGCACAGAACACTGAAATCTTTTTCTCATTATCATGAGTGTGTTTCTTGTAACCCAATTGGTTGAACCACTCAGTGATTTTCTTCTTCTTTTCTTCGTCATTATCAGCAACTTCGACAGTCACTTTAATAGGTTCATCAGAATTGGCATCCCAATAAAAACTAATGTACATAGCATTGCGAGCAGAACTCAACAAGTATGTAGTTGCAGAATTTATTTTAATTTCTCTGATTTTACCACGAAATGTATCGTAGTTTTCAATATACCACTCTGGTAAACTGGAAAAATTATCATATTGCTCTGACTTAAAATCAGAGAACATGGAGGACAATGGTAACATAACAAAACACTCCTTGTAGTGACCAGAGACGCTATTGCCATCTGGATTTTGGGTTGATATCAAATAAGACTCCAACAAGAATGATAAACCATCACGCTTGTCTTCAAACTTTTCTAAATTCTTTGCAACAATGTAGATGTCTTCAGGATTAAATGCTTTATCCGCCACATGTGCATAACAACGATCTCCATTTCCCTTACCAGTATAGTAAGGTACTTTAGTTTCTTCATTTATGTATTGATATACATATTGTCCAAGAGTTGCAAAGAATTCAGTACTCGGCTTCATAATATAATTATACTACATTAACTATTGCATGTCAACTAGTTACCTTTTCTTTCTTTTCTAATGCTGGAATAAATCCCGCATCAGACACTAACTTTCTTGTAATCTTAGTGTATAGTTTATGTAGTTTTTGATCTTTAGTTGCAATGATTATTTTAGACTCAGCCTCAGACAATCCTTCAATGTAAGATATGAATAGGCTTTCACGTTTCAATTTAGTTAAATCTTCTCTACAGAAAATGTAAAGTTTCTTAATATCACTAAACAGATTAGTTGGAGTCATACCCTGTGGTTCAACAGCAGGTTTATATGGTGGTGTACCTTCTGGTAAAATCATTTTCTTTTCTGGTAGAAAAGCATATTCAAATAGAATTCTTAGCACAGCATCAGTTTTATATTTTTCTATTGATTTTGGATCCGCTTGAATCTCATCAAGTATCTCACATACAAATTTTCTCATTAAAAATCCTCCAGTTCGTCAAGTAGTAATCGGCATCGATGCTCTATTAGATAATTCATAACAGTCATCTTATCACCAACAGGTTTATTACTTAGGTATGTACCAATAACATCTGATTTGATACCATCAGGAATATGTTGAAAGTCTACTAGTGTAGAGTTACGTTGCCAGTTGCGTCGCTCTTCATCGTTACGACAAGCAATGAAACCATTATCAATAAAGTCTTGAAGACGCTTAGCACTCATTGGCTTTTGTCTTTCCCCAGTCATAAACACATCATCTTTACTTAATATGTTTGGAACTCCATCACCAGCATCGCCTTTAACGATATGTTCGATTTTATATTCATGAATCTCTTTCTTAGATGCAGTAATATATTTCTTCTGCATTGGAGACCACTGCTTCACAGTAGGATATAATTGCAGTTGTTTAAAGTCTTTATCAGAGGATAGAATAATAATCTTCTGTGGATCTTCAACTAATCCTTCTTGTACTAATTCATTGGATTGAGCCCATTCAGTCAGCACTGCAACGATATCGTCTGCTTCTGCTCTATCGATATGCATAACTTTCCATGGAAAATGTTTAGCAATGTCTAACCTCATTTCATTGAGTGTATCAAAGATAAGAGTCCAATCAAGATCTGATTTATCTCTATTACTTTTACGCATACCTTTATACTGTGGAAAGAATTCCTTACGCCAGTACTTGCGACCATCACAACAGATAATCATCTCACCATAATCTTTAGTATACTTTTTCTTGTATGACTTCAGAGTTGATAGTGTGACATGACGAATTAGATTCTTTACTTCATCCTTTGTCCCCTTCAATTCTCTCTGGAAGGATAGTATTGCAGCAAGTGCAACTTGACTATAGTCAACTAATATCATTAAAATGCTCCAAGTAAAATACATTCTTCATTGACACGACCATTTGGCACAGTTGGCTTAGTGGTCAATGTCTTCATTGCATTATTCAATGCTCGCTTACCAAAAGCAAGTCCTTTGAAGAACTCTTCTGGCTTTCGCAGCATCAGTGTCTTAGATTCTTTAATGTCGAATCCAATAAGTGTAGTACCCTTGACTGTGAGCACATCATTGATTGCTTTGTAAACAGTAACTTTACGGTACTTTGTATTATACACCCAAACTTCAGATGAACCAACAATAGTCTCTGGCTTGATTGATTTAAGATTGAAATCATCAAATTCTTTCATGTACTTCATCTTAGCAACGATCTTGCTAGGTGGTTGTGGTTTACGTTTACGTGGAGCACGATTCGCTTTGGCAGTCTGCACTTGTTGTTGGCAGTCTGCAATGATAGACTCAACGAACTCTGCAAACTTCTTTAGCTCTCGTTTGGTCAGATATGAATAACCTTCAGTGAGTTGTTCATCATCACCCTCAAGTGCTTCTCGTAGTTCTTGTGCAGTACCAACAAACAATTCACCGATTCGTTTAGCAATAGGTGCTGCAACCTCATGTGTCAGTAGATAGTTCTTGGCAGAGAAGTTATTCTTACCTCTAGTAACAATCCACTCGTCAATTGCACCTTCGAATTCACCAGCATGTTCTCTGGCTTTTTCTTCCATTCGTTCTTGAATAGAGATGACATTGGTTGGTGCTTTCACGACTTCAACTTCTTCGATATATTTTGCAGCATTAGCCAGCAATTCCTTCAACTTGTTCGTAAAGAATGGGCTGTATGAAGACAGTTGTTTCAAGTCCGTCTGCTCATTTGACATGAGACGACACAGTGAACCAAATGTCTGGAAATGAAAATCAGGGAGTTTCTTAAGTTGTTTAGCAATTTTGGGTTCTTTCTTTGAGAAGAACTCAATCGTAAACATCTTCTGTTCTTTTGACCCAGTGTGCACTGAGTAGTAAGTCAATGCACGACTCAGACTGATTTGATAGTCTAGCTGGTCGATCGTTGGCTCAAACTTCTTCTGTGATGCAAAGATTGCTTGATTCTTTGCTCTGCGTTTTGCTGTCACTGCCATGTTTTTCTCCATAATATAGATCTATTATACCTCAAAGCACAATTAGTGTCAAACAATAACCCTACATTGTTGAGGGTCATTGTTTAAACGAAACCCCAGTCGTTCCACCCACTACTCCAGCTAGGATTAGGGCTGCAAGCCAAGTATCAAATCCAATTGGAATGTTTAGAACTGGGAACAAAGTATTCAGTGACCAGATAGTTGCAATTGGTCCAAGAATAATAACAAGAACAATAAGACCAAGACCTGCGAATAATTTACTCATAGCGAAAATTCCACTTTAGTTACAGATTCCCAGCGGAAAGATCTCCACTCAGACTTTTCTGTATCGAAGACTGCCATTGCGGATCCATTAGTCTTGCGACCTGCAGTGCTGACTTCGGATGTTGATTTCTTGTCTGCTGGAATGTTTCCTTCGACAAGGGTGCACCGCATTGCTCGTTCGCTACCATCTTTTTTGATAAAAGTAATGCACAAATCTTTGGTGTTCTCATCGTGGAGTAATCCAAGTGTCCAGGTTTTAAACTCTTCAAACTCTTTTTCATTTTTAAATACTGTCTGGAATGTCATTTTCAAATCTTTCTTTCAATTTATTTACAACTGGTTCAAATAATTCTCTAAAGTCTGCAGATGAATAAAATGTGGTGTATCCACTATCAGTTATTGATTTACCACCTTCGTCTTCAAGTTTCTGCAAGACGCTGAATTCAATCAGATCATATGGATGTGATTTAACTCGCACTGTTCGTTTAAGTCCATTTTTATTAATTTCCCAAGAATAATCCATCGCTCACCTTCCTGTGTTTTGGTTTTCGAATGTACTGAACCTTACTCTCTACTACTCGCATGCGGTATTTGGGAGTACGCAAATCTTTTGCTACAAGATTTCTAGGTTTCAATGGTTTATTATACACGATATCCTCTTACAAAGCAAATTTCTTTAACAGTTCTTTTGCATCGGTTGTATCACTCACTTCGTTGTCAAGTTCTGCCATGATGATCAGACGTTGCAGCAACTCGGCTTCCTTCTGCAAATGTTCATCTAAAGAATGATACCATTCAAAGTAATCATCTTCTGAATCTAAATTCCACATGATATTCAGCATGCGCTTTTGACGCTTGGTTATGCCATTGATTGTAATCTCACTCATACAGTTTCCTTAAAAATACTGGACCACGTTTGAAGTTTCATCATCTTCTCACTTTTTGCAGCCATAACAGCTGACTCACTAACCATATCTGAATCAATCAGTAGGTCAATCATACACATTAGATCACCAATTTCTTCTTCTAGGTGTTCACGATTGGAGATACCTTTGTGGTGGTCTTCCATACCGAACCTAAAAACTTTACTGATGGCTTGGATAACTTCAGCGCATTCTTCTTGCGTAATCAAGAGAATCTCTCGATTCGCTTCATTAATTTCATGCATCTTCATAAACTTGTTCATTTGGTTGATCCACCGTATACTTGGGCTTCAAGATAAGCAATGCGTTGTTGTGCAATTGCTAAGTCGATCTCAGCTTTCTTTAGTGCTTCAATCAGTTCTAGGAATGCTTTGGTCTCTAGTTCTTGCAGGGTTTTCATAGTTGCTCCATTCGGGTTTTCATATTCTTCATTACATTAAACATCATGTCCATAGAAGAATTTATATCAACT